CATTATCAACTTCAATTATTTAAATATTATGAATAACACACTAACCATAGAGAGTGCTCGTCATATCCCAATCGGGGAATTATCCGAGCTAGAAATAAGCAAATTGGTGTCTTTACAAAAGGACTCAATTGCCAATCTTGATCAAGCTAAACGATTAAAGGATTGGCTAGATTCCGCCATATCCCTTAAATATCAAAATAGAGTCACTGATATAAGGCAAAATCAAGATAAGGTCACTGGCACAATCCACTTTAATGATGGCAATTTTAAGGTAACTTCCGTTGTCACAAAAAGAGTAGATTGGGACCAATCCAAACTTAAAGAAGCTGTTTCTGAGATTAAGGAATTTGGCGATAATCCTTACGAATACGTCACCATCGCTTACAAGCTTTCTGAAACTAAATTCAATGCTTGGCCAGAATATATTAAGAAGTTCTTCAGGCCTGCCAGAATCCTAAAAACAAGTAAGGAAACCTTCAAGATTGAAGAAATTAAGGGGGTTGGCCATGAATAATTTACCAATAATCAGCGCCGATGAGCGTTTAAAGGAAACTAGAGGAATCAAAGGCTGTATCTTCGGGCCAAGCGGAATTGGCAAAACTAGTCTGCTTTGGACTCTTGATCCAAAAACTACTCTTTTCTTTGACTTGGAAGCAGGAGATCTAGCTGTTGAGGGATGGTCTGGAGATACTATTCGTCCTAAAACTTGGGAAGAATGTTGTGATTTTGCCGTATTTATTGGTGGTGCAAATCCATCACTTCGTCCTGAGCAAAAGTTTAGCCAAGCACATTTTGATGCAGTTTGTCAGAAGTTTGGTGATCCAAAATCTCTAGATAAATACGAGACCATCTTCATCGATTCAATAACGGTTGCTGGTCGACTTTGTTTTCAATATGCAATGGGTCAACCAGAGGCAATATCTGATAAATCAGGAAAGCCAGATACCAGAGGTGCTTATGGTTTGCATGGCAGAGAGATGATTAATTGGCTTACCCATCTTCAGCATACCAGAGCTAAGAATATCTGGTTTGTAGGTATTTTAGATCAAAAGCTCGATGACTTTAATCGCAAGACCTACTCCCCTCAAATTGAAGGATCAAAAACTGGTTTAGAACTTCCAGGCATCGTTGATCAAGTCATCACTATGGCTGAGATTAAACAAGATGAGGGAGATTCCTATCGGGCGTTCATCTGCCAAACACTCAATCCCTTTTCCTATCCTGCAAAAGACAGATCAAGGCGATTAAACGTAATTGAAGAGCCTCACTTAGGCAAGCTAATGACAAAGATTAAGTCAGAAGCAAAGCCCATCGGTGAGCATCTCCAATATTCAAATTTTAATAATAATAACTCAAATAAAGGTAAATAATTATGTGGAACGATTTTAACAATTCAGACAATCAAGCATCTTACGATTTAATTCCAAACAACACTCTAGCAAAAGTTAGAATGCAAATCAGACCAGGTGGTCATGATGATGCTAATCAAGGATGGAGTGGCGGATACGCAACCAAAAACCAAAATACAGGATCAATCTATCTTTCCTGTGAATTTGTCGTTTTAGAAGGTGAATTTGCTAGACGCAAAATATGGAGTCTTATTGGTCTTCACTCAGAAAAAGGGCCAGAATGGGCAAATATTGGCAGGTCTTTTGTAAAGGCCATTCTTAACTCTGCAAGAGGTGTAGCCGAATCTGACAATTCAGAAAAAGCCCAAAATGCCAGACGCATAAATGGTCTAAAAGATTTGGATGGCATTGAGTTCGTTGCAAAAATCTCTGTTGGTAAAGATCAAAATGGCGATGGTAAGAATGAGATCAAATTTGCCATAACTCCTGATCATAAGGATTATGCTAAATTGATGGGGAATATTTCCATACCTCAGCAAACATCCAATGCGCAGTCACAAACTGCATCAAATAATCGTCCAGCTTGGGCTCAGTAATCAAATAAATTAAGGGTAATTTAAAATGATACTGAGACCAAGACAGCAAGAATTTGTAAATAAGAGTGTTATCGCCCTAAAAGAGCATGGTAACACTCTGGGTATTGCTCCAACAGGTGCAGGCAAAACTTTGATTCTATCCAAAGTCACTGGGGAGATAGTTCAAAAAAAGCAAAAAGCTCTAATTCTTGCCCATCGTGATGAGTTAACTTCTCAAAATAGGGATAAATTTCTTAAAATTAATCCTAAATTTTCTACATCAATTTTTGACGCTAAAGAGAAGTCATTTGTTGGTCAGGTTGTTTTTGCTATGGTGCAAACTTTATGCAGGCAAAATAGCCTGAACCAGATTCCTAAAATTGATTTTCTGGTAATTGACGAAGCTCATCATTCAACCTCAGATTCTTATCAAAGAATTATCGCTCAAACAAAAAAGATAAATCCAAATCTTCTAATTTATGGAGTAACTGCAACTCCGAATAGAAGTGATAAGAAAAACCTATCTGGTATTTTTTCTAATGTTGCTGATCAGATCAGAATATCAGAATTAATTGCTTCTGGTCATTTAGTACCACCAAAAACCTACATTATTGATGTCGGCACGCAAAGAGATTTAGGAGCAGTCAGAAAAACTGCTGGTGATTTTGATATGAAGGAAGTTGAGGAGATTATGAATAAATCTCCTATCACTCAGGAAGTTTTTAATAAATGGCAAAAATATGCCAGTGACAGAAAAACAGTAATTTTCTGCTCCACTATTAAGCACGCAGTTTCAGTTGCAGAGATTTTCAATAATAATGGCGTCAAAACAGTTTTAATTCACGGCAATTTAACTGATTTAGAAAGGAAAAACACTCTAGCGACATATGAAACTGGCGATGCAAAAGTAATCGTGAATGTAGCCGTTCTAACTGAAGGCTGGGATTATCAACCAACCTCCTGTGTAGTTTTACTTCGCCCATCGTCATTTAAATCTACTATGATTCAAATGATAGGTCGAGGACTTCGAGTAGTATGTCCCGATCTTTATCCTGATATCACCAAAGATGATTGCATTATTTTAGATTTTGGAACTTCAAGCCTAACTCACGGATGTTTAGAGGTTGATGCAAATTTAGAAAATAGCAAAAAGTCAGAAAATAAAAAACCGTCAAATTCACAGAAAAACTGCTTTGAGTGCAATACTCTAATTCCTTCCGCTTCAAAAGAATGTCCTTTATGCGGAGCTGATCTCACAACAACTCAAGAAACAGAAAGGTCAGAATTAGTCAATTTTGAGATGACAGAAATTGACCTACTTACCAAAAGATCAAATTTCCAATGGTGCGACTTATTTGATGATGAGTCTTCCTTTATGGCCTGTGGCTTTAATGCCTTTGCTGGAGCTTTTCTACTAAATGATAATTGGCACGCAATTGGTGGCAGTGAATTTTTAGGAATAAAATTACTAGCCCATGGGTCAAAGCAAATTTGCCTTGCTGCAGCTGATGACTTTCTCAATGAAAATGAAACTTATGAGAACGCTTACAAATCCAAAAAATGGCTCAATGAAGCAGCGTCAATAAAGCAAATCAATCTTCTGCCTCATAAATACCGAACCGACTTTGGCATCACTAAATATAAGGCAGCCAATCTACTCAAATTCCACTTCAACAAAACAGAAATCAAGAACCTGCTACTGGGAGGTGTATCATGAAAGTCTGCCAAATATGCAAAAGAGAAGCGGGAGGATTTGGATTTATTCCTCCTCCCCTTCGAGCAGGAGATCCGAGGAATCAGAAATACAGGAAATATTTCTGCTCTCGTAACTGCCAAGAAATTTTTAGTAACCATTTTAAAGAAAAAACAATGATCGATTTAACTAAAGCAGAAAAAGACTCAATCGAATATGCATTAAAGCCACTCGGTGAATATGTGGCAGAAATTGGCATGAGCAGACCTTTGGCTGATTATTCAAGGGAAGAAGTCCTTTGTTTAATTGAAGTAGCTGTCACCGCTTATCAAGAATCTATGCAGCAAAAAGAAGCTGATTCAGAGGAGGATTTGCCATGCTAGATTTTAACCACAGACCAAAATTATCAGAGGAAATATCAGTTCTAATTGATAAAGCTCTAACAATTCAAAATGAACAGCAAACTCCAAGAGATTATCTTGGAGCATCTCGCCTTGGGGTCGGTTGTAATAGAGCTCTACAATTCGAATATACTAAAACCCAAAAAGATGAAGGTCAGAATTTTTCTGGCAAGATTTTAAGGATATTTCAAGCGGGACATGTTTTTGAAGAGCTAGCAATAAAATGGTTAAGAGATACAGGCTTTGAGTTAGTCACCAATAAAGCAAATGGCGATCAATTTGGCTTCTCTGTAGTTGGTGGAAAGATCAAGGGTCATATTGATGGCGTAATTACATCAGCTCCAAATGAGTTAAACCTAAAATTCCCAATGCTCTGGGAATGTAAATCTCTCAACAACAAATCTTGGAACGACACCGTCAAAAAAGGATTAGTAATTTCAAAGCCAATCTATGCGGCTCAAATTGCTATCTATCAGGCTTACATGGAAAGCTCTATCCCTGATATTTCTAAAAACCCCGCTCTTTTTACCGCAATTAATAAGGATACAGCGGAAATCCATTTTGAACTAATCCCTTTTGATAAATCCCTAGCTCAGAGCCTAAGTGATAAAGCAGTCAAGATTCTAACGGCGACTGAGGCAGGAGAATTACTACCCAGAATATCAAGCGATTCTTCCTATTTTGAATGCCGATTTTGCCCATGGAGTGAACGTTGTTTTAATCTCAAATTTTAAATAAATATGAATGATTTTTTAGATTTTAAC